GAGGGATCAGCTCAAGAAGGAATAAACGAGGGTGAAAAACAATTAACGGCTCTTGCAGATAGCTCTGGTATTACTTCAGCTTTAAAAAATACAGCTAATCAAGTACGAACAAATGTTCGGAATCAAACACCAGCAGGTAGTGGAATTAATGTAACTCCACCTGCAACAAACACAGGATTAGGACAAATAAATGTTAATTCACCAGGCACAGGAGCTTTATTAGGTCTCAGTCCTGTAAATCAAGCAATAGCATCAAGAAGGCAACAACCATGAACATAGACCAGTTAAGAGAAGAACTCAAAGAAGATGAGGGCTGTAAGTACGAGGTGTACTTAGATCATTTAGGTTTGCCTACGCATGGGATAGGACATCTTATTACCGAATGGGATGAAGAATATGATAAAGAAGTTGGTACACCAGTATCTGAAGAACGAGTTAATAATTGTTTTCAGAGTGATGTTCACGGTACAATTCAAGAATGTAAAAAATTATTTGATACTTTTGACGACTTACCTGAAGAAGTGCAATTAATCTTGTGCAACATGATGTTCAACATGGGCAGACCTCGTTTATCCAAATTTGTTAAGTTTCGTGCTGCTATAGAAGAAGAAGATTGGCTCGAATGTGCAAATCAAATGGAAGATTCGAGATGGCATAAGCAAGTCACTAACCGTGCAAATCGTTTAATAAAACGCATGGAAAACTTAGGTGTTAAGGAACAAGTTGCTTAATTATTAAGTGTTCCTAAACCTAAACGAGTAACATTTTCTTCTTCTTTAAATCTATTTTTATAATCTTTATCAACCCATATACTAATTTGTTGACGTACATTGCGTCTTTCGTCATCACAAATACGTTTTAATTTATGATAAGTATCAGTATCTATACCAATAGACTTGAATTTTGTTGGATCTGCCATTATAGTAACTCCCATGTATAGCAATAATAAACGAATTATAGCTCGAAAAGTTGGGAAACCCAACAAGTATTTTGCAAAAAAAACAGTTGCAATGGGTTTAAAATTTGATTCCAGATGGGAAGCAGAGCGTTGGGGTCAGCTTAAATCTATGGAAAGAGCTGGTGTTGTTGACCAATTAGATAGACAAATTAAATACGAATTAAATGTAAATGGTCAAAAGATATGTAATTATATTGCTGACTTTACATATTTATTGGTAGATGAAAATGGTGAATCTAAATTTATTGTTGAAGATGCTAAAGGCGTTCTCACGCCTGAGTTTAAGCTAAAGAAAAAACTTATGCTTGCCATACATAACATAGATATATTGTTAACTTTCAAAAAAAAATGATAGAACAGGTATTGACTTTATTGTAACTGTTGCTATATATAAGTTTCTAGCGTAAATAAAAAGGAGGTCAATTATGACATCATTTACAAACTACTTCGAGATGGATGACCAGAAACTCATCGAATCTCGTAAGTCTCTTGAGAGAGACATGGAGTCTTTGAAGAAAGACTTTCAGACTATTAACGAAGTTTTTGAATACAAGTATGGTAATACTGCTCGTGACAGGCTAAGAGAGCAAGGAAAAGATTTTGGTTCTACTAGCATCATGGTTACTAACGATATTAAACTTAATGTAACCATGAGAAAAAAGGTTGAATGGGATCAAGTTGGTCTTATGGCAACTCTTGATACTATGGATCAACAGGAAGCAAGACACTATGGTAAGATAAGTGTTACTATAGAAGAAAGAAAGTACACATCTGCTCCTCCAGCTATCAAAGCTCTACTTGAACCACATAGAACTGTGGATTTAGCGGGTGTAACATTTAAATTGGAGGAAGTAGAATAATGACATTAAATATAATTACAGCAGAACAGCGTATGGCTGAGAAAAAAGGTCATAAGATCGTTGTGTGTGGTCAGAGTGGAGTGGGTAAAACCACTCTTGCTCGGACTTTAGATGCAGACACTACATTGTTCATGGACTTAGAGGCGGGTGATGCGGCTATCGAAGGATGGCCCATAGATGTTATTCGTCCAAAGACTTGGTCTGAATGTCGTGACTTTGCATGTTTTTTAGGTGGAGGTAATCCATCATTAACTGACGACCAAGCCTATAGCCAAGTGCATTACGATCATGTTGTGCAAGAATATGGCGATCCTTCCGAAATGATGAAGAAATATGATTCTATATTTGTAGACAGTATAACTGTAGCAGGTAGATTGTGTTTTCAGCATTGCATGGGTCAAGCTGAAAATAGAACTAGGAACGGTACAATAGATACTCGTGCTGTTTATGGTATGCAAGGTCGTGAGATGATGTCATGGCTTACACATCTACAACATATTCGTGAGAAGAATGTAATTTTTGTTGGCATTCTTGACGAAAAAGTTGATGATTATGGTCGCAAACTATTTGACTTACAAATAGAGGGTGCAAAAACTGGTCGTGAATTGCCTGGTATTGTGGACGAAGTTATCACAATGGCAGTTATGACAGGTGACGAGACAACAGGCACATACCGCGCCTTTGTTTGCCAAACTTTAAATGAATGGGGTTATCCCGCAAAAGATAGATCGGGCAAACTCGATGTATTGGAAGAGCCACACTTAGGTAAACTTTTGGCAAAAATGAGTGGCGGATCAAAGCAAGCAGAAAAAGAGCTTACATTTGTTGATCCCGCTAAACAACCAACGTCTAGCAACGAAGGAGTAACTAATAATGCTTGACTTAAATAATATAACCCCAGATGAGGGTAATGACTTTTCTCTTATACCACACGGAACTATTGCTCGTGCAATACTTTACATCAAACCACAGATGGATGGAGTTACGATTCCAGACTTGGCTCAAGATGCTATCTTCAGACAGTCAGCTACGTCTTCTGCTAAATGGATTGAATGTGAGTTCACAATCATAGGCGGTCAGTTTGACAAACGTAAGGTTTGGCATAACTTGTTCTTTGATGGTGACAAGAAGAATGCAAGTGGAGTGTCTATGTCTAAAGAGATAGGACTTAGAACTCTTAGGGGTCTTGTTGACAGTGCAAAAGGATTAAGTCCTACTGACATGTCTCCAGAGGCAAATACTTTGAGACAAATACCTAGTCTTGAGGCAATCAACGGTATGGAATTTTGCATAAAGATTGCAGTTGAAAAAGGCACTAATGGTTATGAGGACAAGAATAAAATGCTTGCACCTATAACTGTTAACCAAGAAGGTTACATTGGCGGTGGTAATGCACCAGCACCTGTGCAACCAACTGTGCAAGCTCAACCGCAAGTGCAACAGCCTCAGAATGGTGTAACTCCATCTTGGGCGAATAAATAGGTTTCTACGAATATCTAGCGGCAAGACTGACCTTCGTCTGCTAGAACTCGTTTGGGTAGCACGAGTGCCGTAAAGCTACCCTTTCATCATCTAGCAATGAGGGAACTATGATACTAAGACCATACCAACAAGTAGCCGTTGATGACGCATCAAAAGCTCTTGATAAACACAAAAATACTATCGTTGTTGCTCCAACGGGAGCGGGCAAAACTATTATGTTGTCTGCATTAGTAGGCAAGAAATATAAAAAAGGCAATAGAGTATTAGTCATACAGCACAGAGATGAGCTTGTACGACAGAACGCACAGAAATTTTCCCGTGTTAATCCAAATATATCCACAAGTATAGTTGACGGATCAGAGAAAGATTGGTCTGGAGAAACCATATTTACTATGGTGCAGACGCTTTCAAGACCGAACAATTTGGATAACATGAAGCCTGTTGACATGGTTGTGATTGATGAAAGTCATCATGCTATAGCAGAAACATATCAAAGAATTATTAACAGGGTCAAAGAAGCGAACAATTCTGTAGAGATAGTTGGTTTTACAGCGACTCCTAATCGTGGAGATAAAAAAGGTTTAAAGACTGTATTCAATAATTGTTCGCATCAGATTGAGATAGGAACACTTATTCGTGAGGGTTTTCTTGTACCACCTAAGACATTTGTTATTGACGTAGGTGTTACAGACGAACTGCAAAATGTTCGCAGAACTGTGTCGGACTTTGACATGGGCGAAGTTGAACGGATTATGAACAAGCGAGCCATCAATGAGAAGATAATAGATGAATTGAAAGACAAGGCGGGAAATAGAAAGACAGTTGTGTTTTGTTCTACAGTTGTCCATGCACAAGACGTATGTGATGAGTACCGTAGATCAAATGTAAGAGCAGAACTAGTCACTGGAGAAACTCCGTCAGAAGAACGAAAACAAATACTACATGACTTGGAACATGGAGACATACAAGTTGTTGTTAATGTAGCTGTGCTTACAGAAGGGTTTGATGCTCCACCTGTCAGTTGTATTGTGCTAACAAGACCATGCTCATACAAATCGACAATGGTGCAGATGATTGGTCGTGGACTCCGAACAATAGATCCAGAAGAACATCCAGACGTAATTAAAAAAGATTGTGTGGTCTTAGACTTTGGAACTAGTGTACTTACACACGGATCATTAGATGAAGGTGTAAATCTTGAAGGAGCTGAAGCTCAAAGAGCTGGAGAAGCTCCTATTAAAATATGTCCAGATTGTCAGTCAGAAGTGCCATTGTCATCTCGTGAGTGTCCTATATGCGGATATGAGTTTGGTGCAGAAGGCAAAGAAGCATTAGAAGACTTTGTAATGACTGAAGTTGATCTTATGGACAGATCTCCTTTTCGTTGGATTGACTTGTTTAACAACGGTGCTTGTATGAGTGCTAGTGGTTTTAATGGCTTTGGCATGGTCGCACATTTGGATGACATATCTATAGCAGTTGTAAAGCGTACTGGAGGTAAGTTAAGGGTAGTTAGCGTTGGTACTAAAGAACAAGCTGTAGCGTCTGCTGATGACTTTCTAAGGAATATTGAAGACAGTGATGCAGCCAAGAAAGGTAAAAGGTGGTTAAATGAAGCTGTAACACCAAAACAATCGGAAGTATTAAGACGTTATGGTGTTCATGTTAAGCCAATAGATTTCAGTTGGAACAAATATAAAGCAGCTTGCTGGTTGAATTATGTTTGGAATAAGGATCAAATAGATGAAAAAATTATAATAATAGGAGAAAAAAATGCACCGAAGTGAAGCACTAAAGAAAGTGGACTTAATCATAAATGGAGCTAGAGCTAAAACTCATGGTGATGCTTATGAGACACATACAAATATTGCCGCAATGTGGAACATATTGTTGAGAAAGAAGTTGAAGGAAGACTTAGATATTAATGATATTTATAGATGTATGATAGGTATCAAACAAATCAGAAACAGTCAGAATCCAAAGGTTGAAGATAATATGATTGATATTATCGGATATGCAGCATTAGCTATAGAGGCAAAAGATGGCAAGCATCAGAGTTGAGTACACAATATTCTTTGAGGATAAAAGTGAGAAAAAAGGTAAAATGTTTGTTCCTATAAGTATGGATTGTAATAAAGGTGAGTTAATAGATACAGTCCATGAAGCTATGTTAGATATTTGTGATGAGTACGATAATGTTGTGAGTGGTAAAGCATCAGTCCACTATTTTGGAGTTATATTTGATGTTCAATTTTATATTGAGGAGACTGAAAAATGTCCGATAACCATCCATTAAAAAGATTTGCCAGGATTTGTTCGGAAATAGGCTGGGATAAAAAACTGTGTGATTTGTCAGAAGACGAAGTTGTTGGTATAATATCTAACATTCAATTGTCGTCTAATGTAGACGAGTTTTATGAAGGAGAATATATTGCTCGCATCCACTTTTTATACTCAGACAAATCATGGAACGGAGGTGGCGATGCTCCCTTCTGAAATAACAGACCAAATATCAAAAGAACTTGATAAGGCTATTGTAGATAAGAACTCAGAGCGTAAAAAAAGAACTTACTTAGGTGGCTCATCTCTTGGCGAATCATGTTCCAGAAAAATACAGTACAGATACTTAGGAACTGAGTCTGATGAGGGTCGTGATTTTACTGCAAACACCTTGAGAATATTTCAGTTTGGACATGAAATTGAAGATTCAGTTGCACAATGGTTAAAAAATGCTAACTTTGATTTGCGTACAGAAGACAAAAAAGGCGAACAATTTGGTTTTTCTATCGCAGATGGGGAAATTAAAGGTCATATAGACGGTGTAATATGTGGAGGTCCTGTGGATATGGGGTATCCGTGTTTGTGGGAGAATAAGTCAGCCAATGATAAGAAGTTTAGAGAATTTATGATGAAGGGTGTAGCTAGAACTAACGCAGTTTATGCAGCCCAGATAGCTTTGTATCAAGCCTACATGAACTTAACAGAACATCCTTGTCTATTTACCGTGTTGAATAAAAACACAAGTCAAATATATTACGAACTTGTTCCATTCAATAAAAGTTTGGCACAAGAGATGAGTGATAAAGCAGTGAATATTTTAGAAGCCACAAAAGCAAAAGAAGTTTTACCAAGAGTAGCGTTCTCAAAGGATTTCTTTGATTGTAAGTGGTGTGAATTTCAAGATAGATGTTGGAGTTAAAAATGGCGACACTAAAGCGTAGAGGAAAAAGTGTCGCCTAACTTCAGCCAATGAAGTAAGGATAATATAATGAGTATAATAAGACTTGGCAATAAAAATCGTGACATGAACTCACATGAGTTAGTAGAACTAATAAGTCAGAAAGTGCCACCAGAAGTACAGATAAGCGAACTTAGAAACACATATCCAAACGGTGTTGTTCGTGGAGATCAATTCTCTATCGGTTCTTTATTAGGAGAGGCTGGTCAATCATTAAAGATAGATATAAATCCTAGATCACCATACTTTATGAAGGGTCAAGACTTCAATGGGTCTGATGGTGTCGGTGGTATTGTTAAGATTTTGATGGAGGGTAGAGGCATGCGTTTACCTGAAATTAAAGAATTGTTCGGAAACTATCTGGACGATTCACCAAGATTTGTAAGAGATGAGCAATCTGATCCACCAATTATCAACAGGTCTTTGCGTCAGCAGATTAATATAAATACGCCATACGACAGCGAACACTTATATCTTAGTTTAGATGGTGAAATTATTTGCATGGTTAGACGATACAATATGCGTGATGGTGCGGGTAATCCTACAATGGACGATCATGGTAAGCCTAAGAAAGAGTTTCGTCAATTCACTGGAACTAATCCTTATCCTAAGATGCCTGATGTCAGACCGCTATATAATATACCGAACATTTCTGCTTCAGATAAGGTTATCTGGGTTGAGGGCGAGAAATGTGCTGATGCTCTTAATGAGATGGGATTTACAGCTACATGTACTATGGGCGGAGCGGGTATGTTGTCTCGTAACTCAGCCAGTCAGTTTGACTTCTCACCGTTGCATGGTAAGGAATTAACAATTTGGCCCGACAACGATAATGCAGGTAAGAAAGTTGCTGAACTTATACAAGATTTAGCTATGAATGCAGGTGCTAGGTCAGTGACAATGTTGACTCCTCCAGCGGGTAAGCCTGAAAGATGGGATGCAGCGGATGCAATCGCAGAGAGCTTTGACATTGCTAACTTTCTCAACACAACAATAAAGTATGTAAAGAAAACAATTAACTTACTGGACGAAAGTCTGCTGATTAAAAGGTTTCAGGGTCAAGCTCCTGAACAAAAGTTTTTGATCGGAGACACATTGCCATTAGGTGTGCCAATCATATTTTCAGCCGCTGGAGATGCGGGTAAAGGTATGATGACACTGGATTTGGCTATGAAAGTATCTAGTGGTCAGCCTATGTCAAGTGCCTTCGGGGATCATATTACTGAGTTTGGCAACACAATTATCTTTACAGCAGAAGATGACGAGGGTGAAATGCACAGGAGAATTGAGCGTTTAGACCCGAACAATTCTCGGTTTAATTATGAACATGAGATTAGAATTGTGTCTTTACCAAACGTAGGTGGTGTGTTTCCTATACTTCAGGAGACCAGTGACGGATACAAGACCAGTAGTGAGTTTGATAAAATATATGCACAAATAATACAGATGCAAAACCTGAAATTGATTGTGTTTGATCCGTTAGCGTCATTCGTTCACGCTGATGTGAACTCTGATCCAGCAGCGGGAGCTGCACTAACTGGTTTACTGGCACAAGTGGCTACAGAAACTGGAGCTTCTGTAATGATGTGTCACCATATGACAAAGATTAAGGATGATGTGGCAGTTGCATCTCCCGAGCAAGCAAGGAATATGATTCGAGGAACGTCAGCATTGGTTGATGGTGTTCGTTGTGCGTTTGCTATATGGCAAGTGGATGAGTCTACTGGTCGTAGGCGTTGTCAAGATTTAGGCATCGAATACCAGAGAAACAGATGTTTTGACGGTGCAGTTGTTAAGTCAAATGGTCCTGCAAGGCGTGACATAAGGCATTTTGTTCGGGATACGAACTCAGGATTACTGGAGGATAGATCGGAAGATATAACAAGATTGCATTCTGGAAGTAATCGGGAGATTAAAAAGGATGCTCTGTTCTCTTGGATTTCCGTATGTGAACGGGAAGGTAGAGCTTTAACACAACAATCGGGAGCTGATGCTATTCTGCAACGTATGAGTGCAGATCCAGACGCTCCAAGAACTCTCGATAACTGCACACAAAGAATGGTTGATGGAATTGTTCGGGAATTACTGGCAGAAGGTAGGATCGGGAAGTATTCGTTCAGTAGGTCAGGTGGTCGTAAGTGGCTTGGAACTACAGATGGAGACATGAGTCGAGGTGAATATGAGGCAACAACAGCAACGGAGAATGTATAATGTTA